GGACTGTGTTTCCAAAAGTCTTAGGATTTGACTATTACATTTGCTATAACGGACACCTTCGTGTCGGTGAGAAGCTTGAGAACATAGACAAGGATTTGAAGTGTAATTGGCATCCACCGATGTTTAGGTCATTACAGCAAATTAAATACATGGATCAAGCTATAAAGCAATATGGTAATTATGTAGTGTGTTACTTGCCGTTTCATGGAACTTTCAGAAGATGGACTCAAGAATTTCCTGTGAATGATATGGTTGCTGTTTTGAAAAATGTAGTTGAGAAAACAGGATACAAATTAGTATTTGTGGGTTCCGTCTGGGATTTGAATGAACCAGAGTTGGAAAGTCTTTTGACAAGAGTTCCTGGCTGTGTTGATTTGAGAAATCAAACAACAATTGATGAAGTCTTTGGTTTGATTGAAGGTAGCCAGCTTGTGTTTGGTTATCCATCTGGAATCACCATAATGGGTGCTGTGCTGAACAAAAAGACGTTCATTTTGTGGAATACCTATTACAATGCTAATTTTGCATGGAATTGTGTTCCTTTAGACACGCATAACAAGACATATTTTATTGACTCAACGTATAGATTAAATAGACCGCGATTGGAAGGTGAACTAATTGATTTGATCAATGGTGAACTGATTGATCAAAAGAAGTACCCAGAACATGTTGCTGTGAAACCGAGAGTAATACCAAGACAGTCATTGGAATCTGTTAGAAAACCGATTGTGGCTAAGCCAATTGATCAGTTGTTCAGAAAAGTTGAGCAAAAGTCAACAAGTCATTATACTCCACCAACTGAGAGACAAAGCGTTTTGAGTCAATCAAACAGGGTAAGTAAAATCAGTGCTGCACCAGCACCAATTGAGATATCACAACTAAAACAACCTGTATTAATCCCGATTGTGAAATCCAATGTCAAGTCAACAAATCATCCAATAACTATTTTATGTGTGCTGCGTAGTGGTGGTGAATACACAGTCAATTATGTACAAAAACTCCGAAACATGATATGGCGACAAGTAACAACTCCGCATCAATTTGTTTGTTTGACTGATGTGCAAATAGATCCTGCAATTTGTGACTCAATTCCACTGGCATCCAATTTGCCTGGTTGGTGGTCAAAGCTGGAATTGTTTCGCAAGGATCTAATCAAATCAGATAGGTTCGTCTATTTCGACTTGGATACGGTGATCATCCGCAACATTGATGATGTGTTGAACATGGATGTGGAATTTGCTGCGCTTGGCGGTTGGTTTCCTGGTCCGAATCGTTCCAGCATCGAACAGTTTGGGACAGGCATGATGGTATGGAACAAGTCAATTGACTTGTCATTCCTTCATGATGGATTTGATCTCAATAGCCGACCACAGAATGGTTGGAATTCAGGTGACCAGTACTATGTTGTGACAGAACTTGCTAAACGCAACATGAAGTACAAGACGTTGCAAGATTTGCTTCCTGGAATTTACTCATATAAGAGAAATTGTAGGAAAGCTTTACCGCATGATGCACGAATTATCTGCTTTCATGGGCATCCTCGACCGCATGAGGTGCAGCGCACTATCAATTGGGTCCGAAATTATTGGAGATGATGAATGTCTGACATGATGCCTGCTCCAATTCTTGTGACTGGCTGTGCTAGAAGTGGCACGTCAATAATTGCCGGTGCAATCCACATTTGCGGTGCCTTTAGTGGAAATGTTGACTCTCACCATGATTACAGAAAGAGCATGTTTGAGAATAAAGCTATAATTTCAAACTTGTGCAAGCCTTATTTGAACAAAATTGGAGTTGATCCTAAGGGGCAATATCCTTTGCCAAGCTTAGGACAGATCGAAATTGTTGAAAATTGGAAAAGTCAAGTCGAAGAAATCATGATCAGGCAAGGATATCAGGGTGGCAAATGGATGTTTAAGAGTAACAACATGTGCTTGATGTGGCCAGTGTGGCACAATGCATTTCCCAATGCTAAGTGGGTTATTGTCCGCCGTAGGACAGGAGACATCATCCATAGTTGTCAGAAAACCGGGTACATGAGGGCATTTAAAGATAGACAGAATCAACTTGCAGTTGGTACAAACAATGAGATTGATGGTTGGAAATGGTGGGTGCATCAGCATGAAGCTAAGTTTGTTGAGATGATGACTGAAGGATTAAATCTAAAAATCATTTGGCCTGAGCGCATGGTGTTCGGTGATTACAACCAGATGTATGAGATGATGGAATGGCTCGGACTTCAATGGAAAAGTAAGGTATTGAACTTCATTGATCCGAAACTTTATCGAGGCAGGAAAATGGCAGAATTTGGAAACAAGGTGCTGGAGGAAAAAGTCAATGAGTAGAGTGGATGCATCTGAGGTAAAAGAAATCATTGAAACCAGCATGTCAGACAGTGCTATTGAGGCATATATTACTGCCGCCAATTTAACGGTTACTAAGTATCTAGATGATGAGGACCTTGATGATGCTCAACTAAAGGAGATTGAGCGGTGGTTAACTGCACATCTGATTGCCAGCACCAAAGAAAGATCAATCTCTAAAGAAAACACGATGCAGGCTGGTGCTTCATATGACGGGAAAACAGGAATGGGGTTAGATGCTACGTTGTACGGCCAGCAAGTCAAGATCCTTGATACTACTGGTACATTGGCAAGTCTTGAAAAGAACGTCGGTCTGAAAACAGCGTCAATTTATTCAATCACGAGTTTTGACTGATGACACACTACACTGAACGTAATTTGAACCAAATTGCTGTCTATTGGGGAAATCCTACCAATGATGGTTCAGGTGGTTATTCTTATGCTGATCCGGTAGAGCTTGATTGCCGATGGGAAAGTGTTGATACCGTATCAGCAAGTTCAATCGGATTGAATTACGTGGTTGAGCATGAAGTCCAAGTCGCTCAGGATTTAGATAAGGACGGCATGATGTTGCTAGGGACGATAGACAGCATAGGTGAGAGTGATTTAAGCGTTCCTGAGCGACTAGGCGCGAAAAGGATCGTGAAATTTGACAAGATCCCTGACCTGAAAGCGACACACTTCTTTCGCAAAGCATATCTAGGCAAGTACAAATAGGTAAAACACAATGGCCAGAAGAGGTCCTAGGCAAGGTTACTTGTTTGGATGGCAAACAGGTTACAAGTCTTTGGCTGGTCTTGATCAAGTTGTAGCTAAACTGAACGCCGAAATTGCCAGGATCAAAGGTGCTACGTTGAAGGGCTTGATTCGGGCACAGATCAAAGTCCGACGTGACATGCATTTAGTATCACCAAAGATCCCTGTTGATACTGGCAACATGCGAAGCAGTTATTTTTGTGTCACGAGCAATGCTGTCGTGTTGACTGGCAACAATCCAACATTTGACAACAAGAGAAAAGATGCGGCAAAGATGGCAGCCGAGCACGTCTCAAAAGTGGCTGCACATTTGGCAAATGCCGTTGCTCATGCACCCAGAGGTCCGATGATCACGTTTGGCTTCACAGCTTACTATGCTCCAATCGTGCATGAGAACATGGAAGCAAAGAATTGGAACCGACCCGGATCAGGACCGAAGTTCTTTCAAGCAGCTTTAGAAAACAATCACGCTGAAATCTTGAAATTCATTGCTCTGGAAGCCAGGATAAGAAAATGAATCCAACGTCAGTGGATGTTAAGGACATGTTGGAGGCAGAGAGTTCATTAGGATTGGTTTTTGCTGACAACTTGTATGTCGGTAGGGAACCTGCTGAACCAGATGATGTTGTGGTGATTTATGATACTCCAGGTGGTTCACCAGACCTCACATTGAGCAATGATGCTGGATTCCATCGTCCATCAGTACAGATATTAGTCCGTAACCGATCTTACAATTCGGGTTATATACTTGCTCTAAGTATCTTGAATGCGCTACACGGGCGCGGACCAGAGACTTGGAACAGCACTGTGTATCATCCGATTGTTTGTGTAAGTGGACCTGCCCTCCTTGATTGGGATGTCAACGGCAGGGCTAGGTTCATCATTAACTTCAAAATAATGAGGAGGAGTTAAACAATGCCAATATCTGGTGTTGGAACAGTCTTCAATCGTTGGACCGGGTCAGCCTGGGCGGCGATTGCATATGTCAGAAGCATTTCAGGTCCGACCAAGACTAGGGCGTTCATTGACACCACGGCGTTAGACACATCTGGTGGATATCGGACGTTCATTGCTGGGTTCAGAGATGGTGGCCAGATCACGTTGAACATGTTGTTTGATCGTGATGGCTATGAACTCATGAACACGGACTTTGAAAGTGACACGGCAGTAAATTATCAGATCCACCTTCCGGATACTGATGAGACTACATTCACCTTTGAGGGACTGGTCACGGAACTTCCGTTGAACGTCCCAACTGACGACGCTGTAACGGCTGATGTTACTATCAAGATTTCTGGTGTTGTTTCACTAGAATCTGGTAGCACTAACCCAGCTTAAGCTTTTCACTAGAATCTGGTAGCACTAACCCAGCTTAAGCTTTGAATCTTTTTCATTGATTTTCTTAAAATACCCGGCCTAATCACGGTTCTTAACCTTAATCAGATAGAAACAACAAAACAATTTCCAATCTAGGAGAATAATCACATGTCTATGCTTACCAGAGAACAGTTGCTTACCAAAGAAACTCCGAAAATCCAGAAGGTTGACTTTGACAATGGTGAATTTGTCTTCGTTCGACAGATGAACGGTCGCGCCAGGGACCGGTTTGAACGATCATTGATGCGTGAAGTCAAAGACCGCAAGGGTGGGATCACCTACAAACAGTCGGTTGAAGATTATCGAGCAAAGCTGGCTGTCTACACGGTTTGTGATGAAGCGGGTGAATTGCTCTTCAAGCCTGAAGATTATCCTAGTTTGTCCGAAAGCATTTTGGCCATCAAACTAGACAAGATCACTTCCGCTTCAAATGAGATCAATGGGATCACTGAGGCAGAGAAAGAGGCGATGATAAAAAACTCCGAGATCGGCCAGATCGAAGAAAACAGTTCCGTATCTGCCGACAACTTGGATACGCCCACCCCGACCATTGGTTAGAAGAGATTACATCACAACAATACACAGAATGGCTTGCCTATGATGCGCTTGAGCCGTCAGGTCACACAGAAGTTGTGTACATGTTGGCTCAAGTGTGTGCTGTCATCGTGAATGTGATTTCATCCATGTTCAAAAGTAAATATGGCCGTCAGCGGACAATCAATCCATCAGACTTCATTCCAAAGTGGCATGAAATTGATGAAAAGAAAGATGAAGCCGATGATGAGCAAAGCCCACCAAAAGAGCAAACAGTGGATGATCAGAAGTCGTTCCTAAAAGCTCTTGCTCAGAAGTTTGGGATCAAGATGAAACGCCGTGAGGTGAAAAAATGACCTTAGGTGAGTTAATTGCATCTCTAGGTGTTGACACTACAGGGCTTGACACTGCTACACAGAGTATCAAGCAGTTTGCTGCTGGAGCGGCACAGCAACTTAATGCTATCGCCACGGCAGCAGGCAATACAAGCACTCAGTTAAATAGCTTAGGTCAAGCCCTGACCCATCTTTCAAAGCAAGCTGCTACCGCCACAAAAATCATCAGTAGTGCCTCGAAGCAATTTGATTCTAGTAACAAAAGCATCAAAGCCACAGAGCAAACAACAAATAAAGCAGCCATCGGAATGGAAAAGGTTGGTAAGGCTGCTGAAGCTTCTGCTGCGAAGATAACGAAAGCCGGAGCAGCTACACAAAAGTATGTGTGGCACATGGTTGAGGGAAATAAAGTATTATCTAGGGCTGAATTAGTGGCAAAAGATGCCATAATTCAGGTAGATAAAGCTACGCAGCAAGTAGCTGCACATGCGGCTCAAGCCAGCAAATCAGTAGTTTTATCAGGATCGGCAATTAGTCAAACGTACAAAAAAGTAAGTCAAAGTGCAATCAGTACTTCCACAACTTTGAAGGGGGTGACAACAGAATCCCAAAGCATAACTGGAACGCTTTCCAAGGGATTTGCCGACAAACTTGGACAACAGATGAACAAGGTGACTTCCCATGTGTCAAATGTTAGGAAGTCATTTGGTGGAATTTCACAGTCTGTTGGTCAAATGGTGGGACAAGCTAATGCAAAATTGTCCACTTTTGCAAAATCCGCGAATGTATTGCCATCATTAGTAGAAAGAATTAAAACCACAAGTGCCAGTCTTGGAAAAGTATTTGTGGATATTGGAAAATCTGTAACTAATTTTGGCAAGCAAGCAAATCTGACTGGAATTCAAACAGAGCAGCGGATGAATTTGACCTCCAGGGCAATTTCACAATTGATTTTACCATTCAAGAAAATCAGTGAAGTTGCAAACTTACCCACAGTTTCTGGTAAATCAGTGCAACTATTAGATGCAATGGCTCGGCCAATCAATGTGCTTGGTCAAGTAGCTGAAACTTCTTCTAAAAGAATTGTTCAATTGGGTGAAGTTACTGGTAAATCTGGACAACTGTTGAATCAGTTCAATCGACCTGTCAGTGCATTAGGAGAAACATTAGGGGGAGTTTCAAAACAGATTGTTGTCACTGGACAAGCAGTAGGCAAATCAGGAACATTATTTGATACACTTGGTAGAAAATTAGAGGCAGTTTGGCGTCCAGTAGGCAAGGTTGTTTCATTATTTTCTGCCGCTGATGTAAAGCTTGGTGCATTCAATAAATCAATACTTTTAGCATCACAGAAGGTTGAGCAAGTCAGCCAGAGCACCGGTAAATCAGGCAAACTGATGGATGCTTATGGCAAAGACTTGGAGAAGGTCTATCAACCAATCAGTAAAGCGGTTCAATTGTTTGATCCATTCAATCGTAAAATTGAGGCTGCTGGAACTGTTGCTGCTAAGAGTGCCACGAATTTCAATCTTGCGGCAAAAGCTGTTGATCAACTAGCATTTCCATTTGGTGCCACTGCTAATGCGGCGGCACAGATGAGATTACCATTTGAGGCTGTCAGTCAGCAAGCTTTGAATATGGGTAATAGTTTGAAAACTGTCGCCCAAACTACTAACCAGATGTTGCTTCCTTTTAAATCACTGGCTCAAGCAACTGCTCAACTTTCATTGCCATTTCATGGTATCACGAAAAATGCAACGCAATTATCTTTGCCGCTGCAAAATGTAGTAAGTAATGTAAACAGGGCAACCGTGGCTTTTGATAATGCTGGAAGAGCAATATCGCAAATGTCATTGCCTTTTAGTGCTGCCTCAAAATCGGCAATGCAACTGTCTCTTCCATTTGAAAGGATCAGTGCTTTCAGCAAATTGTGGCAAAATGCTAGTGCAGTGTTTAAGTCAGCAAGTCAAGGAATTGGAACAGCATTTCAAACAGCTAGTAAGGCGATCAGTAAAGCTGGAACTAATTTAACTGCTGACATAGGCAATGCATATAAAAGAACGGCCACATTTTTTGGAATTACCAAAAAAGCTGCAATTGATATGTCGGCTGCATCACATCCAATTACATCAGCATCAAAGGGTTTTGTTAGTTTTGGAAATGCAATAGATCAAGCTGGAAAGAAGACAGCCAAAGCTGCCAATGATGTCACGTCAGGCACGCGAAAGGTGACTGGTGCTGCCCAGAATTTGATGCATGGACACACATCATTCTTTGAGTTTGTTAAGGGTGTTGCCACAGGCATGTTGGCATACCGCGCCATCTTGGGAGTGATGTCTGCTATAACTGGAGCCATCAGTGGTACAATTCGGATAGCCATTGACTTTCAAGCTGCAATGGCTGATGTCGCAAAAGTGCTGAACAAGCCTGCATCACAGTTAGACAACCTTGCCAAGAAATTTAGAGAGTTATCAAAGACAATTCCATTATCCGTTTTAGAACTGGCTAAGATTGGTCAGACTGCCGCACAGTTAGGCATTGCCGAGGAGAACATTGCTGGATTTGTGAAGTCCGTTGCAAACTTAGCTGCCACTGCTGAAAACTTGTCAATTGAAGAAGCTTCAAATCAGATGGCTAGGTTTGCTGTTGTCACGCAGATGGATCAGAGGGAATTTGAGAACCTAGCATCCACAATTCTAGCACTTGGTAGTGAGTTCAATGCTACTGAGAAGGACATCCTCCATTTTACTCGATACACGGCAGCGGCTGGCAAACAAGCTGGCATGACTGAAGCACAAATCCTGGCGTGGTCTACTGCCATAGCATCAGTAGGTCCTAGAGCACAAGCTGGCGGTACTGCTTTTAGTCGAATCTTGATTGACATGACTAAAGAGGTTGCCACCACTGGTAAGAAACTGGAGTGGTTCACAAAAGTAGCTGGCATTGATTTCAAGAAAGCATTCAAGGAAGATGCATCGAATGCATTTCAGAAATTCATCGAAGGATTGTCTAATCTTGAAAAGAGTGAAGCTATTGTCATTTTGAACAGACTCGGTTATGAGGGTGCTCGTGATTTGGATGTATTTTTACTTTTGGCAGGTGCAGGTAAGACATTAGCTAACGCATTGAAATTAGCGGTTCCGGAGTGGGAGAAGCATACACGGTTAGGAGCCGCTGCTGCTGAAAGGTACAAAGCACTTGATAAGCGTATTATATTATTAAAGAGTGCTTTGTTGGATCTTGGCATAACAATTGGAGAGATAGTAATACCAAAATTAGAAAGGATGGTGGGGTCTTTAACTAACGTAGCAAATGCAATTGGTGAAGGACTGCCACAAAAGTTAACCAGTCTCCAGGCAGCGTTAGTCACATTCACGGGAGTATTAGTTGGCGGAGCAATACTGAAGTGGACCGTGGGGTTCAAGACTCTTGGTGAAATTGCGAAGACTTTGCCTGCATTGTTTGGAGCTAGGAAACTGTTTGAATTCCGTAATGCACTCAATAGTATTGCCATAACGGCTGGAATCACAGCAAAAGCACTTGGATTAATGGCTAAAGCATCCATTGTTGGTGGCGCGATTTACGTTGCATATGAATGGGCAAAGATATTAGATGGCTTGGCTCAAATTGGACGCGCCGCCCAACAGCAGAAGAAATCTTTGCAAGATTTACGTGAAGAGAATGACAAGCTTGTTGAATCATTGAAAAAGCTTGGTGCAATTAACATCCCAGAAAGAAGACCAGGCAATGTTCAAACACCTGAAGATATTGCTAAATTCCGCTCCACTGATTTAGAATTAATGGGGCCTGCAGTTGGAGCATTGTTCAATAAATTATTTAGACCAAAAGTTGGTGATTATAGGCCTGATCGACAGCGGGAAATTGATGCTGAAATTGCTTATGCGGATGCATTGGGAAAAGTTGCTAAGGCATTCTTGCCAGCAATTGATGGTGCTGGTAAGTTAGCCAATAAAATGTCGATTCTGAGCACTTGGTATGATGCATTAGGTGATGAACAAAAACAATTGGCTGACAAGATGCTGCAAGCTGCCATGCCAGCAAACATGCTGGCAAAAGAAATCAATGAATTGTTAAATATTGGAGCACCGCAAGAATATGTCATGGCGGCATATGCTTATGATTTGCTTGAAGCGGCTGACAGACAGAAAAAGCTAGGAATTGCAATTGATGAAACCACCCAGTATGCATTAAATCAAGCTAGGACATTTGCCAAGTTGCATCCTTCTGATGAAATCCTTGCGTGGATCAGGGAAGTCCGAGAACTTCATCCTTATGCTGGCATCAGTGAAGGCCTGAGAGACTATGAGTCCATGGCTGGCTACACTGGGAAAGAGCTTGAACGCCGCAAAGAGATTGCTTCAATCATTCGTGGCTATGATAAAGAACTGAAGCGTTACGCAGAGATGAGTGACAAGGAATTAATCTCTCTAGGCATCTCTGCCGACTTCCGTGAAAAGATGCTTCGGAATTTGAAGATAGCAAAAGAGAGTTCTGAAGGCATCTTGCAAGCCAACAAAGAGATTGCCGAAGTTCAGAAGGACATGGCAATCACTACTGGCAAAGAATACTTTGAACGTCAACAAGAGGGATTGAAGCGCAATACTGAATTATGGAGAGACAGAGCTAAAGTCTATGTTGACACACTGGAAGCAATTGCCAAGGCTACTACCAAGGACACGTTAGAGCAATTGCGACTCAGGCAAGAGATGGTTGACACGATGATTCCATTGAATGAAATGGAACGTCGTAAAATGGATGTGGAGAAAGTTCACCTTGAGTTTGCTTTACGGATGGAGGAAGCACGAGTCAAATACGCACAAGCTAGGGCAGATATTGAGTCAAAAATTGCCAATTTGCCAGCATTACCTCCTGGTGAAGCTGATTGGATGCGTGAACGTCTGATTGCTGAATTGGAAAAATTGCATTTCGCGCTTGGCAAAGAATTAGCAGAGTTAGGAACTTTAGAAGCCTTGAACGTGCTCAAAGTGCAGCGTGAGCATTATTTGCGGATGATCAACACCGTGCGTGAAGGCGCTGGTGAAGTCTTTGACGCGATTGCAAGCAGGGGAAAGAATGCATTCGGCAACTTGCTTGATTGGATTGAAGCCGTTTTCTTGAGTCGGTTGCGGATGCTGTTTCAGAACTTCACAGAATTGTTGTTTACTCCTGGAACTCAAGGGCAAGGTGGTCAAAAGTGGTTTGAGCGGTTGTTTGAAAATGTTTTACCTAGGTTTATTTCAGCACCGGGAACTAATGCCTTAGCGCCGATGGTTGAGCAAAAGGGTGCAATGCCTGTCATCCATGCTACTGGACTTGACGATGCATTGTCTGAAGTGCTTGGCGGCATGGCAATGTCCCAAAGCATGGTGAGTCTAGGCAAAGCATCTAAAGATGCCTCTGATGGAATCAGCAAGTTAGCTGAAGAGATGAATGGTGACGGACTGGGAAGTGCTGCTTGGAGTGCAACCGAGGCACTTCAAACTCTATCAAATACAATGGGAGGAGAAGGTTGGCTACAGTCCATGCTTGGCGTGAAACCTGAGCATGTTCAGAATATCAAGAATTTAAGCAATAGTTTGCTTAATGACATTGTTGCACTTCCATCAAAGGTTGTGGATTTCTTGCGTGTCAAAAATCCATATGAAAATATGGACATGTCAAAAGTTACTAAACAACAAGCTTTACAGATGATGGAGAACCCTGAATGGAAGAACTGGTTCAATAGTAAGCTGATGGATTATGGAGGAATGTCGGGTTCCATAAAGAAACTTTTGCAAACTAATTTTAGCAATTTACCTGAAACTGTAAAGAAAGCATTATTTAAAGTTCAAGAAATGCATCCTAGAGCCAGTGAGATTGCAAAGGAAACAACTTTCATTCCCTGGGATGAATGGCTACAAGGAGGTGCATTTAAGGCGGGACTTCCAACCTCAAAAAAGCCTGCTGATGTTGGAGGGATGTTTAAACCAAAAACCAAAGATATTGTATTTACAAATCCTCCAAGTGCATGGTTTAATAGTACAAAAGATTGGGCAACAGGAATAGCTAATGTTGATAATCAAGTTGATCAAATTGCTGATATATTAATTCATGAAGTTAATCATGCTTTTCAGTTTAGACGCCCACCAAGATTACCATTAACATTAGATTCAGAAGTTCATCGAAAATTTGCTAGTTTGATAGAATTTAAAGCTGAAAATGCTGAAAGAGCTTTTGTTAATCGACTCAGAAGTAGTAAGGGTACTCCTGGTACTGGTCCTGTAGGGATCGGTGCTGCAACTTTAGTTGGTTCTTCTGCACTTGGTTCTTCCGCATTCAGTCAGACTCAGACCAGTGATTTTGCAAATTCAATGCAATCAATTGGGACTGGGAAAGATGTTTTTGCATTCACAAATTTAGGCAAGTCAATCAATGGATTAACACAAGTTACAAAATCATTTGATGCTGAAGGAATTGGTTATGACATTGTTTCAGCGATTAAAGCAAGATTGAATGTCAATGAGACAGGGCATTTTCCAAGTCGTGTTCCTGATACTGGTCTATTGTTGAAAGGCAGACAACATGAAACATGGTTTAAAACTGAAGCTGCTGAAAAAGCATTAGGATATGAAATCACTAAGATTGGAAATAGGTACTTTTCCTTCCTAAAACCACAGGAAACAGCCAATGCGTTTCAGCAAGTCACAAAGACCTCAGAACGGTTCAATGCAGCCATAGTTGACTCAGCACAAATACTTCCAAATTTCACTATGGAACTCACATCAGGTGCAGATGCGTGGGAAAAAGTTGGACTTGTTGGAATGTCCATCCCACGACTTTTCAATAATCTAGAAGGTTCAGTGACCGATGTTGTGAAAGAGTTTCAGACTTTTTCACTTGAGCAATTCACACCAACCATCTCTACTCCTTACCAGACAGTTCCAGGCGTTCCTGGTGGAATGATGCCAATTTCAGCCGAGATGATGAAGCCGCTGGATCTGTGGTCAATGCTTCCGGCTAACACACTAAATGATGTTCCTTACAATGAGAAATTGCCTGAGGTTGGAAAGTACAGTGTCTTGCCGTTGGAAGTAATGAACGATTTGCCTAAGTTCAAAGATTGGAGTCAGAAAGGCATCTTTGGCATCACAAGTTTGATCAGCAAGCCTGGTGAGGGTGGGTTCTTTCAAAGTGGTGGTGGCATCAACGGGAAAGGTGTTGGAGGAGTCGGTGGTGGTTTGATGGCCATGGGTGGCATGATGTCTCTCATGGATTCGTTCAAGCAAACTGGAATCCGAGGTTGGGGTGAAGCTGTTGGCGGAGGTGCTGCGTTAGGTGGTTCTTTGGCTGGTCCTTGGGGAGCATTAGCGGGTGCTGTTGCCGGAGCAATTACAAGAGGAATTAAACTCGCATTGGGTAAGAGTGCTTATCTTGCTGGCAGCATGGAAGCCATGCGTGATTTTGGTGTCAAGCTTGGAGAAGATCAATTCAAAGGCTGGCTTGAATCACTGAACATCACAGAAGAGAGAGCTTATGACATTCGCAAGGAATTAGAGTCATCCCCGAAAGCTTTGGTAGAATTGCTTGCCCCAATTGCCGAAGCAAACGGACAGATGGAGACATTCCTCAAGAAATTGCAGAGTGTCAATTATGTGGATGTCTCTGGTAAGATTGCGACTGTCAACCTTGCGAATGCGTTCAAGCTTGGTCAAATCACTGGTGACTTCACTGAATTGAATCGTGTTTGGACTGAGACAATTGGCACGTCAAAACAGTTGAATCAGATTTTGCCTGATTTCGCTCAAAAACTTGCTGCTGCAGGCGATGCAGCGCAATCAGAGATCGAGAAAGAGATCAACACATTCGCTGAACTGAGAAAAGCGATCCTAGCGCAAGTGGAAGCAAATAACGACATAACTAAAAGCTTCTTAGAAGAAGGCATAATCACTGAAGAGTTCAGGGCTAGGATTGTAGAACTTGGCGGTGACATTGCAAAGTTTGAAGCCATGTCAAACATGATCAAGGTCAAGAACGACTTTGAAGAATTGACCCAAAACTTCTGGGACACTGGTGAAGTTTTGCCTGAACTGATCACTTTATTTGAACAGTTTGGTTTCACGGTAGCTGATTTGGATCAGGCGTTTGAACTCGGTAATTTGCAGAAATCATTGAACTTCATCAATGACCTCAAATCGTCGTTTGAGGGATTGACAGATGCGTTTGATCCAATCAAGCAGTTGATGTCTGGCAAGATGGATCCTGAAGTCATTGAGGCCTTGACCAAAGCTGGATTAGATCCTGACAAGTTCAGGAAGATGCTGCCGTTGCTTGAGATGGAGCAAGGTTGGGACAGTGCTGTTTCAGATTTCTTCAACGGTGTGAAGAATGTTTGGAACGAAAGCACAGGCAAGTGGGGTCAAGCACAAATTGGCTTGATCAAGGGTGGTGCTGTTGAGAAGGGGTTGTTAGCATACGGTGGAACTGCTGGCATAGCTGCTGTTGAGCGTTACTATCGTGGCTTTAACACAATTACAGAAGATCTGTTGCAGAATGTCAAGATGGCAATGGATCAAGCATATCAAGCAGAAATCAAAACCACACTTGAGTACTTGAACCAAGCGCAACAAGATACTACTAGTGCAATTGACAGTCTCAAAATTGCGGTTGAAGCTAAGTTTGAAACTGTTCGCAGTGCAATAGTTGACACGTTGAATGCAACAATGCTGGATGTTGTTGATGCTTTAGATGACATCTTGGAGAAGATGATAGAATTGACAACTCCAGTTACTGGAGTAGAGGTAGGTAGTGGAATTCCTGAACCGCCACCTTGGTCTTGGGATAATGGAGGTTCACCACCTCCGCCCGTGTCTACTGAACCTGATTTTGATCAATGGCAATGGATCAATCAAATATTAGATCCAATTGTTCCGACACGTCCAGTCATAACTCCTGAATTATTTGAAACCTTACCGTCACCACCAAGATTGTCAGGAACGGAAGTGAGTTTAGATGACTATCGAGTTCCTAAATTAGATAAAGGAGGATGGATAAAGAAAACTGGATTAGCAATTGTGGATCGTGGTGAAGCATACAGTGGAGTTGGTGGTACCCCGTTTGGACCGACAATTGTAATCAACAATCTCACCGCTTACGGATGGGATGATTTTGTGGATAAGATCCGTAAGGCTGGTGTGTCGTTGGTCAGGCGTGGCAATCAAACTAAATCAAGGAAAGGTAAATAATCATGCCATCTGCCGAACAACATTTTTACATTGATTGGGACAATGACGGTGACTTTTTAGACGCCAATGAGGACATTAAACCTGACGTGACCTATTGCAGGTCAGAGAGGGGATTCAATGAGCCTTGGCCTACTGGTGTTGCTGACGCAGGAACAATTGAATTAACAGTCAGAAATCCAATTGGTAAATACACATCAACAAACGCAGCGAGTGAATTGTATGGGATGTTGCTTCCAGGCTTGCTGATGCGTTGGACAATGGCGATTGAGAGCGGTCCTGAAGTCATCATGTTTCAAGGTCGATTAGATGTGATTGACACTG